GCTTATACCCTGACGACTGCTCCTGCCGATGGCGGGGTGATTCCTGTGGTTCGGTACGATGTGTCCCTAGCAGATGCGTACAAGGCCAAGATCACTTACCCGACTGGCTTCTCTGCCAGCCCTAGCCTAAGCGACATGGTGACCTTCACAGGATCTGTGAGCGTCCATGAGGTGTCTAGCGTGGCGATGGCTGACTACGACACCGATGCGGTTGAGTATGACCAGACGAAGGAATATGACCTGACAGCGACTGGTACGACTTGGTTCAAGATCGACTCTGCTGCGACCTATGGCGGTGGTGGCAACAAGGCATTTCCGGGTGGCACATATCGTTCTGTAGTGGTGGCGGAGTGTATCGCGCAATAGTCCTATGCCTGCTGGCTCTGCCTGCTTGGGGACACGAGATGGTTCCCACCTACCCGACCCTGACAACTTCCCATGTGGAGGGCGTGGTCAAGGCTGAGATGGAATTGTTCAACAAACGCAAGGATGTTGAGTATTACGAAATCGGCGTATTCACCGAGGACTGGCAGCCAGTACCGTTTGTGTCCAGCTACCGTATCGCTCATGTGCGCTACTTGGGCCATGTCAAATTCGATGTCTACATACGCAGCAAAGACGCAGAAAAAGCGCAATACATTTGCAGCCAGAGCAAGCTAAGGGGCGATGGCACAGGCACTCTACTGGCGAGCCGAATATGCTCAAAGCTGCACCACTAATCCTGTTCTGTGGGATGGCGATGGCAGATTCCTCCTCGCTAAACCTGCAACTACCCAGCGCACCGGGCAGCTATGCAACGGACTCATTCCGTGCCGGCAATCTGGACTGTAAGAACGCCATTGGCGGTGGCTCTACCTTTGAACTGGGAGCGACAGGGATCATCAACAATGCGGTGTCACCGTTTGGCAGCGAAGATCCTACTAATCCGCAGACCAAGGACATCGGCCTATATGCAAGAATCGTGATACCGATTGATGGGCCAAAGGAACGAATCAACTGCAATACCCTGTACCAGCTAGAACTCCAAGCCAGACGGTTGGAGGTGATGCGACTTCAGCAGGAACTGGAAAACCTCAAGAAGTTGCAGGGAGGGTTTGAGAATTGAGTATGTTTGCCAGCCTCACACATGGAAGCCGTAGCTGCCTGTGTGATAGGCACAAAGAGGTTGCCTCATTTGCAGAGTAATCAAATGACCGTCAAATAAGATATGAGCCATTCAGAATATATGAATCAACAGCTTGCGCTTACTTATGAGCCGGTTATGGGCAGGTGGATCAAATGAATTATAGAGCGATTATACCGGCAACTATAAATGGCTGACTTAGGTGACAAACTGGACGAAATCGAGGGCTTGAAGGACAAGTCTTTCACCCTGTTTGGCCTGCGGATGACCCCGACCACCATAGGCATGGCGATTGCTGGGATTGGTACTGTTTTGGGGGCTGCGTATCAGGGGATTCTGATGTACCAAAAAGTCGAAGAACTGGCCTCGCTGGACATCGGCGGCTACCAAGCCCAGATGGAGCAGACCAGCGCAAAGATCGAAACGCAGGAACGCCTACTGGAATCTATCGAACAGAACCTGCGGGATGCCAAACAACTGACCTATGACATCGAGAAGCGGGTGAATGACAAGATCGTGCGCTTCGAGGACAAGATGGATAAGTTTGAAATCAAGGTAGAAAATACCAAGACCGAGTTACAAGACCAGATCCAAAAGGCTCTGGATAACCCATTATCGGGGAACTGAAATGACCGACTTTGAAAAAGCCGACCTGAACGGCGATGGCAAGATTTCCCCGGAGGAATGGGAGATCCACATCACCAGACTGCGAGAGGCTGCCGAGGACGAAAACAACCGTCGTGACGCAATGCGAAGGATGTCTTATTTCAGTCTGAGCGGGATGCTGTTGTTCCCATTTAGCGTCATCATTACCGAATATTTCGGTCTGAGCAGGGCCAGCGATTTGTTGGCTCAAATGTCCAACATCTACTACATTTCCATTGCGGCAATCGTTGGAGCCTATTTCGGGTTCAGCAAACCAGCCGCCAAAAAGGAGGATTAAATGATCCCAGTAGAACTTTTGACTATGGCTGGTGGCGCGGCGATGGGTGGCCTGTTCAAGATGATTGACAAGGCTCAAGAAGCTAAAGCCAAGCAGTTAGAACTGAACATGAAGCTAATGGCTGCAAAGACTGAGCAAGCTAATGCTGAATCCGAGCGTGCCACCAAAGCCGCTGACGCAGCCGCAGCGCGAGTAGGGAATGACCCATTCGCTAAGATGACCCGCCGCATCTTTGTATTATCTATGGTCGGTCTAGGGGCATGGGCCATGATGGGTGGCCTGACCGGATTGGATATTGTGGTTCCGGTCGAGCAGGAAACTGGCTTCAATTTCCTCGGCCTGATCGACACGACCAAGACCGTGACTGAGTTTGTCCGATTGGAAAATGCCATTGTTCACTTTGAATGGCTCAAGATTTCTATTCTGGCGGCAGGTAGTTTCTACCTCGGTAAGTCGTGAAACGCGCAGAAGAAATTGCACAGGAAGTATTCTTATGGGCCTTAGTCGCCTTATTGGTGTTCTTGATGGCTGGATGTGCCGATTTAAGACAATTAACGATGACAAAGGACGAAAGGCTGTTCCTGATCGAATTGGAGGCTCCGAGATGCCTAGACCAGACAGTTGTGTGTATCAAGCCCTAGAAGAAGAAGAGATTACTCTCGGGCAACTGAACGCAGGAGAGCAATTCTGGCTCAAGGGTGATATTTGGGAAGTACGCGCTCCGGGACAAAATAGAATGACTTTGTGCAAACGGTTAGGGCATACCGACCAAGCCATGCTTGATTCAAACATTATTGTGGAGCCTAAAAAATGAGCCAGTATTACGATCCCAGCCCTACCAGCGAATTCTATTTTGATGTCGCCAATAGGAATTACCCCAATCATAGCTGCCTGACGATATTTGGGGCTGGGGTTTCTACCACCACCCTATCAACGGTATGGGGCAAGGGTGGCCTGTACAGCTATCCTACGGCGGCTAGCGTGATGAAGGTATCCAGCAGTAGCGGGAGTGATCTTTATGGCACTGGTGGCGCTCAGAGCGTGTTTATTCAGGGTCTAGATGCAAACTGGAATGCCGTGTCCGAAACAGTCAATCTGAATGGGCAAAATGCAGTCAATACCAGCAAGACTTACATCCGGATTAATCGCGTTACTGTGGTTGCTGGAGCGGTAAATATCGGCAATATTCATGTGGGTATTGGTACAGTTTCTGCGGGTGTTCCAGCCACTACCTACGGATTCATTAAGATTGGTAATGGCGAATCAATACAATCTATGTATTCCATACCTGCTGGGCATACCGCTTATTTGATTGATGGTTCTATTGCCTCTGGTACTACGGCTGCAAACAAATATATTGTAGGTCGATTGATGGCTAGGCCTTTTGGTGGAGTGCTGATTACCAGCATGATTACCAGCCTTGCTACAGGACAGAACACTTACAATTTCAAAGCACCAATCCGGATTGAAGAGAAATCCGATATTGAGGCTAGAGCCTTGTCTTCATCCGGTACAGATGAGGTGGCTACTCATTTTCAGTTCATCCTTGTGAAGGAATAAGTCATGCCGTTGAAGAAAGGATATTCAAAGAAGACCATTTCACAGAACATTAAGCGTGAAATGAAAGCAGGAAAGCCTCAAAAGCAAGCAGTAGCCATTGCGCTAAATGTTGCTAGAGAGGCTAAAAAGAAGAAGCCTAAGCGGTAGTCCTATTCCACTCCTTCCTCAGTGCTTCGCAGAGATAATCCCTTGTCTTTGCGAGGCGCTGATATTCCTCATTCTCAATGTCGTATTGATCGTATCCCTTATTCTTACTTGGCTTCCTTGCCAGTAGGATCATCTTCTTACAGGTCACAATTAATTCCCGCCGGATTGCCATAATCGGGATGGTTTCTAGTGGGTTCATGTATTCACGATCCATGCGGTAAATGCCACAGCAGCAGCGGCAGCAGCAATAATCATGGTCATTACAAAGCCATCTTCATATTTCTCCACATCTGGAGCCTTGAAGGTATCCTCTGGAATATTTACCTGCGGCGGTTCTTTAGCCTTTTTCTTTACGGCTACCTTCTTTTTAGCGACAGCCTTTTTAGGCGCAGCCTTCTTCACAGCTTTCTTCTTTACTACAGTCATGCTCTACGCTCCTTATCAGCGGCACTGAATTTACCGGGTTCCCATTTGCCCCAGTCTGATTTATGTCGTCCCAGTCTTGCAGCACTAGCCTTGCTGTGTACTGGGTATGACAATGCTTTCTCTAGTGTCTGCCCTTGGCGGTAATATCGACTAGAAATCGTACTAGGCTTCAGGTTGTGTGGATTGCGCTCTGGATCAGCACAAGCCTCTAGAATCCATTTCGGTGTGTTACTCATTCCTCTACCTCCACCCATTTGTCTTCGGAAGGAACACGCATCTTCTTGGTAGCGACATTTGTGTCGGTACCATCAAACACATGCTTCATTGTCCTGCTTACCTCTTCTGTTACCAGCTTCAAACTCCCCATATATAACCAAGCCTCTAGCTTGATCTTCTTGGTGGTTTTCTTGATGCGGTATTCAAACGCAATCCAATCCCATTGCGGATAATGATTTGTGTTCCATTCTCTAGTGGTGTACACATCTCGTGATTGCTCAACCTCACCACCATCAGCGTAGTGCTGCATTACCTTGATGGCTTCCAGTGTTTCTTCTCTAGTCATGTATTTGACCTCCAAAACGCTTTGAACTCTGCCTTGCCCTCAACCAACAATATAAAGATGCTGGCCCAAGCTATGCCTGCTACATAAAACGGAGTGAGTACGATCCGCCATAGGAACTCTAAATATTTCATATCCTCTCCATCATGGTGAATTTCGATATTGGCAAGTGAATAACCGGCTCAATATCTCCTGAATCTCTTGTTTGTACTGTTCTGCCACCAAAGCCAATCTGGAAGGATTCTTTCGGTGGTTCTGTAACCGCTAGATAGCCAATCTTGTCATTCCATTCCGCTACAAACACAAAAGCTAGATTGTTCTTTATCACGAAGTCCATTCCAGCATTCCATTTCCCCAATGAAAGAAAAATGGTTTCATACTGGCTAGACTCTACAAACCTTCTTTTGTACTCAATTACTGCACTTGCCTCTCCATTGCGCGTAGCGAACCAATCAATTCTGTAGCTTACGGGCATCTTGTGTAGGCTTAGATTCCATTTCTGCTCTAGTAACGGCTGGATTCGCTTTTCATCCTTTAGCGTTAGATCGTTTTCGTACATCGGTCTCAAAATGGTGTCTCCATGCCTGCAATCGAATCTCTTACTAATTTTTTCTGGTCTGACGCAAGAAATGACCAGACTTGTTCTTGATCTTCTTTATTCATCTCCATCCAAGTCTCCCGAATCCCCTCTAAGTCTTCGTCTTCGCAGAAGTAGATCAGATCGAACAGCCATACCTGACGACGTTTCTTTGGCGAACGGTTTATGCTGGAGAGAAATTTCTCCCCGAAGAAACCGGATTGTGTATTCGATGTGTCCCAGTTCATCCTTCCAAACCTTCCTGCCGGTATGCTCTAGTAGCTTCTGTACCAATGTTCTTCTGCGTTTTGCGTTAGTTAGTGCTTCTGAAATCAATCTCATTAAAAATGGCCCGTTTCTTCCACGGTGGGCCAGACCGCTGCAAGCAGGAAGATTAGAAAGCTATGTCATCATCAAACGCTGGCCCTTCTACAGGCGCATCGTTTGTCATATCCCGATATTCTTTAGATTCCATGATCTTGCTTTGCATCCATTGCGGGAGTGCGTTAAAAGCAGATTCATCAAAACCCATATCGCCAAACTCAAATAGCAAAGTGCTATTTGTTTGTTCTGGCACTGGCATTCCCTTTGGGATTGCAGCAACAGATGCGATGTTGGCGTAAGTCTTGCCATTCTTTGCCGTGTTATGGACTACATTGACCATACAAGGCTTACCAAGGATGTTCTTTAGATCAAAGCCGGTTAGTTCATCATCGGTAAAAGGACGACCACGCCAAGACTCAAGAATGGCTCTCATAGTGGCCTTTTCATGCAAACTCATGGTCAACTGACGGCTAACCATAAAGGGACGACCATCTGCCATAGGTTCATTGCAGAGTTCCCAGCCAATGTAGGCTTTGTGTTGCAACTTCTCTTCTTCAACGCCGGTATCTCTGTTGCGGTACATCGTCTTCTGATGACCTAGATCAACCATTGCGTAACAGATGGCCACATGATTGCCTGCTGGGGCAATCTCAAACTCACGAGACGAATTGGCCGAAGCCTGAATAGTCAAACTCATAATTACCTTCCTATTAAAAAGGGCAGTGTTCCGCATTACCACTAGATCTAGGACGAGTGGCGGAATTATTCAAACGTCCTAACAAAGCCTCATATTCTGCCTTTAGACGGAGGACTGCATCCTGAATGTCGTTTAGGCTTATTTCGATTCGATACATCGGATCATCCATTGCTCTTTTGATGTCGTAGTCGAAGCGGTCTTCGTCATTAATACGGGTCATAGCATCCCTCCGCTTCTTTAGCTGCTGAGATCATGTAGTCACGCAGGCGAGCAGTGATACGGCGAGCAATGGCTGGGCCAATCTCACCATAATTCAAGCCCATTTCCAGCGCTGAAATCTCAGCAATGCGATACCAGTTCATGCCGGCCAAGGCATTGCCAATGATGTCGTCAATGTCATCGTTGTCGTACCCATCTTCAAGGTACTTCTTGATCCATTCCTCATCGGTGTAGGTGGAGTAGTCCACTTCATACGGGCCATCGAGTTCTGCGAATTCTTGATTGCTCATGTCGTTCTCCTTGCTTGCAGTTAAGGTACGGACAACCTTACAACTTAGAATCTATGGTGTCAACACTTGACGACAAAAATATTTTTGCTAGAGTTGTCCGCATGAGTACACATGGAATGATTACGAAAAGAGAGATCCTTGACCTGTTCAAGAGTCAGGCCCAGCTTGCCAAACTCTTGAAACTCACGCGATCAGCAATTCACGAATGGACGACATCAAATCGCCCGGTTCCAGCTGAATATGTGCTTCGGATCTCGAAGTACACCGGATTGAAGCCAAGGCAGATCCGTCCTGACTTGTGGCCTAGCCCGGTTGAGCCTACACTGGAAAACATCAGAAACCGATTGGCTTCTAACGATTAACCACTCCTCCATGGTGGCACTTTGACCCGCTTTCTATTGCGGGTCTTTTTTTGCTTGACAGGCAAGCCTGACATCTGTAGTTTTGGTCTGGGCCGTGGGAAGCCCACTAGGTAGAGATGAATTTTTATACGACTGCACCTTGTTAGACTGAGCCGTTCTCGACTCCCTCAGTCAGCGTTTCTACCCGGCAATTCCCACCAGTTTGGCAGGGTGCAGTCTTATACGAGTTGAAAATGAATAATAATATCAATGTCTTATTGAGCAAACTTGATAAGGTTTCTCCAAAGGGAAAAGGGAAGTGGATGGCGTGCTGCCCAGCCCACGAGGATCGTTCTCCGTCACTAGCAATACGCGAATTGAGCAGCGGTAGTGTTTTGGTTCACTGCTTTGCAGGATGCGAGCCAATCAACATTGTTCATGCCGTAGGTTTAACGATGGGGGATCTGTTCCCTGAGCGTGGTGAAGAGCATATTGAGCCATTAGGGTTCGCAAAAATAGAGCAAAAGAAGGCCCATGAAGAGGCTAATAGACTGCAAAAAGAACGTCTGATACTGGCTCTTGCAGAACAAGACCGCAGGGCAGGAAAGAAGCTATCACAGAAGGATCTGGATAGGGAATTTCAGGCCTACAAAGCCTTAAAAGCTGCTGGTATTGATGTATAGTGACCTCAGCGCTGTGACTGGCGCAAAGTGGTCGAGAACAGTCTTCATTGGGCTGGTCTCTCCGACCGAATCTAACCCTGCTTGGGTGCCGACCACCGGAATAGTCACCGGGGAGACCAGCACCAATGGAGATTGAATGAAGTGGTTTAAGCATGACTCCGGATCTAGGCATGACGCTAAGATCCAAAAACTTCGCCTCAAATACGGTCTTGAAGGGTACGGAATGTACTTCTTTTTGCTCGAATGTGTGGCTGGAACCATCGACAAACATAACCTTACTTTTGAGTTGGAAGAGGACGCTGAATTGATTGCGGCGGCTACCAACATTCATGTTGAGCGCGTCGAAGAAATGATGCGTTACATGGTAAATCTCGGCCTGTTTGAAGAAGATGGCGGCAGAATCACCTGTCTAAAAATGGCCCTAAGAACAGATGAATACACACAAAAAGTGTTAAAGGAAGCTAACAAACTCCCGATAGTCTCCAGACAAACTCCCGATAGTGTCGGGATAAAGTCCGAATTAAGAGAAGAGAAGAGAAGAGAAGAGAAGAGAAAGGTTAGTCGCTTCGCTCCTCCATCCGTTACAGAGGTTGCGGAGTACGCAAAGGAGAAAGGCTATTCGATCAATGCAACGAAGTTTGTGAACTACTACGAAGCTAATGGTTGGATGGTAGGTCGGAACAAGATGAAGTCTTGGAAGCATGCCGTAGCGAATTGGGCTAGTAACGACTTCAACAAATCTGCGCCCCTCCTGACGGAGGTAGCGATATGAACATCATCCAAGATATTGACCTTCGCCGCTTCATGGCGAGACAGGAAAGCCAATCCATCCGCCCCGCTTCCGATTTTGTTGAGGATGCCATTGAGCGGTTGGAGAAAGGGTCTGCTGTATTTGGCGACCAAATGCCGTGGAGCAAGACCGCCGACAAGTTCCGCTTCCGCCCTAGCGAGTTGACGATCCTTGCGGCTGAGAACGGCTCAGGGAAATCCACCCTTCAGACCCAGCTTGCCCTATGGCTTGCTTCGGCGGGAAAGAAAACCCTCATCGCTTCAATGGAAATGCCCGGATCTGCCACAGTAGCGAAGATGCTGCGTCAGGGCAGCGGAATCTCCAACCCTTCACGGGATGACGTGCGTAACGTCATGCGTTACACCACCGACCGGATCTGGATTTACGACCAGATTGGCTCTGTCCAGCCTGAACGGATTATCGCAATGATTCATTGGGCCGCAGAAGAACTCGGGGTAGACCATGTGATGATCGACTCCCTCGTGAAGTGCGGCGTGGATTCCGAACACAACGAACCACAGAACCGTTTTGTGGACGCTTTGGCGTGGGCGGCTAAGGAACACAAAATCCACATCCACCTTGTCCATCACGTCCGCAAGGCCGCAGATGAGAAGGCTGTCCCGGACAAATACTCCGTCAAAGGCTCAGGCGGGATCGTGGATCTAGCGGACAACCTCTTGATCGTGGCTCGCAACAAAGCCAAAGAACTCAAGGTTCGACAGAAAGAAGCCAACCCACTCGCGAATGTGGACTTTGACCCGCAAGAGCCTGATTGCTTCATCCGAGTTGCGAAACAGCGTCACGGCGAATGGGAAGGGTTATTCAGCTTTTGGTTTGACAAAGGCTCGCAGCAATGGATTCCGGAATACGGTTATGGCCCTATGCCATTCCCGCCTCCTGAAGCTAAGACTATGCCGAGCATGTTAGGGGCTGTGGCTTGAGCAGAGAATCCAACCGCAACCGCTGGCCTGAACTCGCAAAGATCGTAGACCAGATGAGACAGGTCTTCGGAGAAATCAAAGTCGAATCCATCCATGAGAACGGAAAACTGGTAGCCGGAAAAGAACGCACCGGAACCCAGATCATCCCAGAACGTGACTGGGAGCCAAAGAGGAAAAAATGACCGCTGAACAACTCATCCACAGAATCCGAGAACTTGCCGCCGAATTCGCAAAAGCAAAATCCGAGCGGGTGTACTTGGAACACTTCCGCAAATCCAAACTAGCCATCCTGATGAAGAAGGCTGAAACCCTTGGATACACAACTGCCGCCGCCCAAGAGCGAGAAGCCCTTTCGGAGGATGAGTACATGACCCTTCTCAAGGGCCTTGCTGCCGCTACGGAAATTGAAGAACGGGCCAGATACGACCTAGAGGCCGCAAAACTTGCTTGGGAGACATGGAGAACCCGAAAAGCCGATGAAAGGGCCGAGAAAAAGTCCTATGGAGCCTGACATGAGCAAGGTAAGCATACAAACACACCTGAGAATACCCCTAGAACGCCCAGAAACAGCCCTCAGAGGCGTTAAAAACCAAAATAGGTATAAGGGTAGCGCCCAATGAAAAATGAAGCCTTAAAACGCCGTTTTGATGCCCTTGTAGAGCTAGGCTGCTGTATCTGCGGTAGACCTCCACAGATTCATCATTTGATTGGGGTCAAATATCGGGGGTTAGGGCAAAAGGCCGATGACCACCTCACAATCCCGTTATGCTTGGATCACCACACCGGAAAAGAGGGCATTCACTCTATCGGCAAGAAGACTTGGGAAGAAAAATTCGATACTCAGGAATTCTTGCTAGAGGTAACAAACTACAAAATCGAAATGTTAGAGCAAATCAAAAAGTATGGTTATGTTGACAAGAATTTCTATGATTTTAGTGAAGTAATAGACTGATTTCATTGACTTTCCCCCCAAAATTTGATACAATTACGGAGTAATGACAGATGCCAATAAATTCCCGGACAAAAGGACAGGCTGGTGAGCGCGAAGTCATCCGGATTCTTCGTGAAGAGCTGGGACTTGAAGCAACCCGGAACCTTGACCAGTGGAGAGATGGCGGCTCTGACGTTCTGGGCCTTAACGGGTGGTCAGTCGAAGTCAAAAGGGCAAAAACACCCCTCATCAAACAATGGTGGGAGCAAACTTGCCGCCAGACCGGGGATCACCAATTCCCCTGCCTTTGGTACAGGATTGATCGAAAGTATTGGCGGGTAGTGATACCGATTTATGCGATCACCCCAGAATTCCACATCAGCAATGATCTGGAATGGACTGCGGAGATCTCTCCCGAAGCCTTTTGTGCTTTAGTACGGGAGTCTTTAACAATTTGATTGCCACTAGACCGGGGAGGCATTAGTGAGAACTTTTGCCACTAGACCGGGGAGCAACTTTTGAGAACATTCCGCTAGACCGGGGATCTCACCCACTAGACCGGGGAGCAAAAGTTGCCACTAGACCGGGGACGTACCACTAGACCGGGGATCTGCACAAAAGATAGGCAGAACCTGCCCAAAATTTGAGCAAGTTTCTAAAACGCCTCCAATCGCTCCAGAATCCCGCAAAGTCTACCGATGCGCAGTAGCATTGCCCGGACGTTTCGAGCCTTGTATGCCTGTCTCAGGCCGTTTGAATCGCTGTTTTTGTATCGTCTCCCGTTGTATTTGTTGCGGACAAAAAAAGGCCCGGACGAATCCGGGCAAGGTGCAAAAATTATCGCTCTGTTAGTGCCTGCATCTGCTCCAATGTTGGCGCATGCTGGATCTGTACCGATGGGCGCAAAATGCTAGAAAGGCGAACCTGCGTATATGTTTTCGAATACTCAACTCGGGCATAAAATGCGGAATTCGTCTTGCGCTCTTGCGCGTATGCTTTCCAGTTTTGTGCGTTATGTATCGCAACGTCTTCTTGCGTCATCATGCTGCGACCTCCAACTGCGGGCAATATTCCGCCTCGAAATCCTCGACTATCCATGGATAGCTACTATTCTGCGCCGCAATGATGGCATCGCATAGGCATTCCACCAGCAGATTCAGGTTTTCCCGCTGAAAGAGCTGGTGATACTTGTAAAACGCAATAAAGCCATCGCGTGAGGCGGTGATACTGCGGACAATCTCCAACGCTTCCGACTTTAAGAGGTTTTCCCGAACATAGGCGAAGATTCGCAGAATGTCCCGATTGCTTGCCTCGACCATGATGGCATCGGTTCGGAAGTTGTACTCTTTAGGCGAATCAATGCGGGCAAATTCCAGCGAGGTTCCGACTTCACCGTTGAACTGATGCACCCATGCTTCCGCATATTGCTCGAAGTAAGGCCACCATGAGTTGATCGAAGCGAAAAGCTCATCGCTGCGGACTTCGCCTGTATCCTCATCAACTAATCCGCAAGCGTAGGCAACAGATTGCTCGACTATCTCATCATGCCAAGATTGATAGAATCCGCCGAAATTAAGTGCGATTTTCATGCTGCATCCTCCTCGCAATAAGCTGATTCGATGTTTTTTCCGCAATGATCGCAAATAAGGTCGCAATCCTCCCAATTGATTTGCAGGCCGATCAAGTGCCAGCCATTACCGGGATAGGCTGAATCAATACTCTCGGCTTCGGTTTTCGCGCAATGTCTGCAAATCGCGCCACCATCATCGGTGACTGCGAAGATTGGATAACCACCGGGCCATGCAAAAGGATTTTTTACAAATTCTTCGCGTATTTCTGCGCTAGTTTTCATGCTGCATCCTCCATCAATACTTCGATCACATAGTAGGCAACAGATTCCAGCGCGTACCATGCGAGACAATTGGAGACGATCCTTGCACCATCGGATTCGTCTAAAGACCCGTAGAGCGCTCGCCCAATTTCGTCCTCGCTGCAATCGTCGGCGCAGTTGGATGACGCGACTAGAGAGATCACGGACTCTGCGCCCATGCTGTCGGCGTCTTCGCGCAGTTGCTCAAGGATCAAGGCGCGATGTTCGAGATAAAAAGCGCGCGTCTCGGTGTAATAGATGAACCCATGAAATCCAGCATCTGCGCCGCCTTGGAGTACGTCGCGCAAAGTATCCCGGAATTCGTCGCGATCATCCGCGCCCAGTTGTTCAAAAACCGCATCAATTAGTAACTTGTCCATTGTTTAGCCCCCCATTTTTGAGTCGATGAAATCGCACAAAGCGCCAAGCAATGCGAACGGGAGAAAGAGAAAGGCGAAAAACAGCGCCCAGATTGTCAAAATTTCCATTTTGTCCCCCTTACTTGACTAGGCGAAACGTTGCGGTCATTGCGAACCGAACAAGAAACGCAAAAGAGACGAACAAAACGACGATTGATAGTGTGAAAATTTCCATGATATGCACCTTTTAATTAGTAATAATTCCCGAACATCTGTCCGGCTTTCTTGTCCTGTTTTGGACGGTTTAAGGATAGGAAGCGGCAGAATATTTGTCAAGCGAACCTAACAAAATAAGAGCGAAAAAACCCAGAAAAAACTAATCGAGTTGACTAAAAACTAATCGTTATCTATCCTTTCTCTATAGAGTTTAGGTATAGGAAAACACATAGAGAAAGACAGAAAGCAAAACAAAGCCCAAAAATTGAGCCGTTTTCTGTAAGTTGTTGTTTTTCTTTGTTTCTTTGATTTAAGGCGATACGCTCGCGCTTTCTTTGGGGGGGGTAAAAATGGACGAAACCGCTCAGAATCCCGGCAAAATGGGGAGACCTAGAAAGCCCATCGACTGGGAACAGATCGCTGAGATGTGTCGAATCCATTGCACGCCCGAAGAGATCGCCGGAGTCTGTCGCGTTTCCCGCTCTACGCTGGACGCAAGATGCCAAGAATCTCACGGCATGAGCTTTCAACAGTTCTACGCGGATAATGCTTCAGACGGAAAAATGAGCCTGCGCCGGGCGCAATGGTCTAGCGCATTGGATGATCGCAACGTGACAATGATGCGCTGGCTTGGGATCAATCAGCTCGGACAGTCGGACAAGCAGGAAACGACGACAAACATCAACGTTTCCGGGTTTGAAGTATTACCCGAGCAAGATAGTCAGGAATGACAGCCGTTCGCTTGCGAGCGAGAGCAAGCATTCCGCAGGTTCAGCTAGTCAACAGTAAAGCCCCATTCCCCGCATTCGTTGGGGGTTTTGGTTCAGGCAAGACGCACGCTTTAATCCTTCGCACGCTTTCCTGCCTGTTCGGTAACGGGAGAGACTTCGCCTATTACCTCCCGACATATGACCTAGTACGCACTATCGGTTATCCGCGCTTCCAAGAAACCCTAGGGAATATGGGGGTTTCCTATGTGGTGAACAAAGCCGCCCATACTATCGAAGTGAACGGAAAAACTCTCTATTTCCGCACGCTGGACAATCCTGACCGCATCGTTGGGTATGAGGTGTCAGATTCTGCGGTCGATGAGTTGGATACGCTCCCAACGGAAAAGGCCCGTAGAGCATGGCAACAGGTCATTGCACGAAACCGCCAAAAGAAAGAGGCGGGCATTAATACCGTAGCAGTCGGAACAACTCCGGAGGGGTTCAGGTTTGTACATGAGCAATGGGTGAAGAATAAGACTCCATCTTATGAGCTGATCCAAGCCCCCACGGAAAGCAACTCTAAGCACCTCCCGCCTAACTATATCGAAGTGCTGCGGGAGACGTACCCGCCGAATCTGTTGAAGGCCTACCTAAACGGGGAGTTTGTCAATCTCACTAGCGGGACGGTTTATGCCTCTTATGATCGAGAGCGGCATGATAGCCGGGAGCGGATAAAGGAACGGGAACCACTCTATATCGGGTGCGACTTCAACGTTACCAAACAGGCAGCAACGGTCTACGTCCAGCGGGGGGAAGCATGGCATGCCGTGCAAGAATTAGTGGACATGTATGACACCCGAGAAATGATTTCCCTAATTCAAGAAAAATGGCAATCTAACGGCCATCCTATCTACATCTATCCCGATGCGTCCGGGGGTAGCCGGAAATCTGTAGATGCTTCAATTTCGGATATAGCCCTACTGGAACAAGCCGGGTTTTTTGTCCGGGCTAAGAAACAAAATCCAGCCGTTAGGGATAGGATCATCGCAACGAATGCGGCGTTTGAGAAAGGTCGGCTATTTGTGAATTCCTACGCTTGCCCTACTGTAGCGGAATGCTTAGAACAACAGGTTTATAAGAACGGGGAGCCGGACAAGAGCAGCGGGAAGGATCACCAGAACGATGCAACAACCTACCCCATCGCGTATGAAATGCCGATTGTAAAACCTGTCGCAAGTGTGAATTTCAATTTTGCCGTGTAGAATCGCCCAGATGGAGGGCTAAACCATGCCAGTATCAACAAAACATCCCGACTATTCGAAATACCTCCCCGTATGGGAACGCACTCGCGATGCGGTTCGCGGGTCTGTAGCGGTAAAAGACAAAAAGCACGTTTATCTGCCTGTTCCTGATAACGAATCTAATCGAGAATCGAAGGGGACAGAAACTGCCCGCTATCGGCAATATCTGAAAAGATCGGTATTCACCAACTTCACGGGACGCACAAAGAATGCCCTAGTGGGGGCGGCTTTCCGCAAGGATTCAGAGTTAGAGATTCCCGATGCGCTGGAATATCTGAAAGAAGATGCAACGGGGGATGGATTGTCTATTTTCCAGCTAGCGAAGGATGAGCTTTCGAATCTACTGGAAACAGGCCGAGTAGGTATTCTGGTGGATTACCCTGAAACCCCGGAGAATATATCCGCAGAACAGGCCGAATACTTCCATGCGAATATCGTCCCTTATACGGCAGAACAGGTAATCAACTGGAAAACCGAAACCATTAATGGTCGAAAACTACTGGTTCTGATTGTATTAGCAGAATCTTATATTGAAACCGATGATGAGTTTGGGCATGACAGCAAAACGCAGTACCGGGTGCTTCGCCTAACCGAAGAAGGGTATAGCCAGCAGCTATATCGCGACGAAATGCCGTATGGGGAGGAAATCTTCCCAACTAAGTCAGACGGGACAAAGTGGGATGAAATCCCTTTCCTGTTTGTGGGCGCAAAGAACAACGATTCCACCATTGACGATGCCCCTCTTGCGGATATTGCAGAGGTGAACATTGCTCACTATCGAAATTCTGCGGATTACGAGGAATCCTGTTTCCTGACGGGGCAACCTTCCTTGTTCATCACAACGTCATTGACCGCAGAGCAGTGGAAATCCCTGAATCCTAACGGGATCAAGCTAGGCTCACGGGCTGGGCATGTATTGGGTGAGACAGGATCGGCCACATTGGTACAGGCTAACCCAAATTCATTGGTTCTAGAGGCGATGAAGTCAAAAGAATCGGCAATGGTTATGATTGGGGCGAGAATCATCACGGATAGAGCAGCAAATGAGACAGCGGAAGGCGCACGAATCCGCTTCGCATCAGAAAACTCTGTTCTTGGTGATCTCGTCCACAATCTTTCTGAAGGCCTTTCCAAGGCAATTCGGTGGGTCGGGGACTTCATGGGGGTAGAGACCGAAGAATCTTTCTTTGCGATTAACGATACCTTCTACGACAAGAACATTGACCCGCAACTGATTATGTCTATGGTGACGTTATTGGATCGCTCCATCGTGGCGGAGCAGGATATTTTCGATAGCCTCAAGGCTTCTGGCGTACTTGACCCAGAAAGAACGCTGGAAATGGTAAAAGAAGAGCGTTCTACAGCAATTCCGGTGCTTTGATATGGCGAAAATCAACAAATCGAAGATGAAATGCAATGTCCCTAAAAAGACACCAAGTCATCCGACCAAATCTCATGTCGTAAAGGCATGCGAAGGCGGCAAGGAGAAAGTAATCCGGTTCGGGCAGCAGGGCGTAAAAGGCTCTCCTGCTAAAAAAGGCGAATCCGAAGCCTCAGCAGCCCGCCGCAAGGCATTTAAGGCTCGTCACGCAAAGAACATCGCCAAGGGAAAAATGTCTGCCGCTTACTGGGCCGACAAAGTTAAATGGTAGAAGACCTCATAGATGCCATTACCCGGCATCAAATCTTCGTTCAACGGTATGCCGCAGGCAGAGAAAAGGAAGTAGCGGAAGAGGTTGACGCATTTATTGAGAAGATCATCCAAACATTAGAAAAGGATGATATAACCCAATATTCTCAGGTAAGGCTGGAACTCCTCTTATCCGAATTGAGAGAGGAATCTGACCGCCTCCATAGCGAAGCAGAAGAAAGGCTAATTGCGGAAATTCTTAGCTTTGGCAAGTACGAGGCAGAATTCTCTCGGAAAATGCTTCAGGAATCCGTCTCAGAACCCCTCCAAGAGCCTCTGGAAGCCATCCTAAACGGCTCAATCCTCACAACGGCTATGACGTTAGGGGTGGGGCAGATTTACACCTTTAGATCGCTTCTACGGACGTTTCGAGAAAAGAAGCGGACTCAGCTTATCCAGACGGTTAAAGATGCAGTAACCATTAGATCGGGGATTAAAGAACTGACAAATGCTGTGAATAGTTTAGGAGACCTGACAAAATCACAATATGCATCTATAATACGAACAGGAATTAATCATGTTTCTATTCAGGCTAGAAATGTGGTGATGAAAGAAAATGACAACGTATTTACAGGCTACGAATGGGTCAGCGTTTTGGATGCTAGGACATCGCTGGTTTGTATGAGCCGAGACGGGAAAATCTACCCCTTTGACGACAAATCCCCCAAACCTCCCGCCCATTTTGGATGCCGCAGCTCTATCGTGCCTGTGATTAATCCAGCATTTGATATTCAGTCAGACAAGAAAGGCACTCGTCCTGCGGTTGGGCCAAAAGGTTCTCAGCAGGTCGGGGAGGATACGGTTTATGAAGCATGGCTCAAAAGACAGCCATATTCCTTTCAGATCGAGGTATTAGGGCCATCGCGGGCTAGATTATTCCGTGAAGGCCGACTCAGCATCGGTCGATTCGTCGATGATACGGGCAAAACCCTAACCCTTGACGAATTGAGACGACTGGAGCCTCTCGCATTTGAGCGAGCAGGCATTTAACGCGGCAGGGCCGCAACCATGAAAAACGGGGTTTGACATGGACAAAGAAGAGAACCGTGAGTCTACATTCACAAAAGCTGATATTGATGCCGCAATCCAAAAGGCAATGGCCGAGCGTGATGAGCAGGAAAAGGGCCTAAAAAAGAAAGTTGATGAACTGCTGGCTGAAAAGAAGCAGGTTCAAGAGGAAAAACTAGCCGCCGAAGAAAGGGCTAAAAAAGAGGCTGAGGAGAAGGCCAAGGCAAGCAACGACTACAAACAGTTGTTTGAGTCACAGCAGCAGGAAGCCGCTCGCCTCAAAAGCCAGCTTGATGAATTAAATGGAAACATCAAGCAGCAAAAGGTTTTCTCCACTGCGGCCAAAATCGCAGCGGGATTGACAAAAGATACTGCTAGGGCAAAATTGTTGGAACAACAGATAAGTCAACGACTTACTCTTGTTGATGAAGAACTTAGGGTAACTGACGATTCGGGGAATCTGACGGTATCTACCCTAGAAGACTTGACGACTACCATCAAGACGAACTTTCCGTTCTTGGTGGATGGAAGTCAGGCAAATGGCGGCGGGGCCGCACGTTCATCTGGCGGGGCCGATGGTGGGCGAAAGGAAATCAGCCGCTCAGATTTTGATGGCATGAGGCAGGGCGACCGAGCCAAATACATCAAGGACGGCGGTAAGGTAATTGACGATTGATTAACACAAGGGGCTAATTATGGCTAATGTATTGACCAATCTCGCCGCCGACATCTACAAGGCTGCTGATGTTGTCGGTCGAGAACTCGTAGGCTTCGTGCCTTCTGCGACCATCAACGCGAACGGTTCTGAACGCGCCGCTAAGGGTGATACTGTTCGTGCTTCTTTCACCCGCGCTGCAACCGCAGTCAATGTCTCTGAATCTATGACGATTCCGGAAGGCACTGACCAGACTGTTGATAGCAAGACTCTGAGCATCTCCAATGCTCGTGCGGTTCAGATTCCGTACACTGGTGAAGACATCCTCCACCTGAACAACGGTATCGGCTTTGAAACCGTTTATGGCGACCAGATCAAGCAGGCAATGCGCACTCTGGTTAACGAAATGGAAGCGGATCTTGCTGAAGAAGCCTACAAGAATGCATCTCGTGCATTTGGCACTGCTGGCACTACCCCGTTTGCCAATAACTTCTCTGAAGTTGCTGAAGTCCGCCAGATCCTCGTTGACAATGGCATGCCAACCAACGACGGTCAGGCTACTCTGGTTCTGAACACTCTGGCAGGCACTAACCTGCGTCAGTTGGTTCAGCTTCAGAAGGCTAACGAAGCTGGTGGCACTGACCTGCTGCGTCAGGGCGCTCTGCTTGACCTGCAAGGCCTGATGTTGAAGGAATCTGCTCAGATTCAGTCTCATACCAAGGGTACTGCAACTGGTCTGGATGCCGCTGGTGGCGAAGCTGCTGGTGAAACTACCATTGCTCTGGATGGTGGTGATGGCGGTACTGTACTGGCTGGTGACGTTGTTACTTTTGCTGGCGACACCAACAAGTACATCGTCAACACTGGTCTTGCTGCTGCTTCTGGCAACATCATCATCGGCGCTCCGGGCCTGCGTTCTACGCTGGCTGATACCGTTGAAATGACTGTTGGCAGCAGCTACACCGCTAACGTAGCCTTCCACCGCACTGCGCTGGAAATCGCTATGCGCGCTCCGGCTGTACCGGCTGGTGGTGACTCCGCTGACGATGCAATGATCGTTCAAGATCCGTTCTCTGGTCTGGTCTTCGAAATCCGTGTCTACAAGGGTTATCGCAAGTCCATGATCGAAGTAGCGGCCTCTTGGGGCGTGAAAGCATGGAAGCCGGAACACATCGCTGTTCTGCTTGGCTAATGGATCTGGCCCCCTTCGGGGGGCCTTTCCTCTAGGGGTTTAACATGGCACTTGTCGTAGAAGATGGCTCCGTAGTATCCGGGGCAAATTCTTATGTAACCCTCACCGAGTTTAAGACTTGGGCCGATAACCGTGGAATTGACTACGGAACTGATTACGTCCTTGAGCAGAAGATTCTGCGGGCAATGGACTTTCTGGAGCGACAGCCATTTATTGGCGAAAAAGCCAATGAAGAACAGTTGCTGCAATGGCCTCGTGTAGAGGCTGTCATTGACGGATATTACGTTGACGCAACCGAAGTACCCACTGAGGTAAAGAAGGCGTTATACGAAGCTACCGTTGTAGAGATTCAAGGCTATTCTGAACTTAATACTCAGGATCGCCGCACCGTAATGGAAAAGATTGGGGATATTACGGTTCAGTACGCTTCCAATAGCGACAACAGAACCATTACCCCGGCTCTGACCTTTGCGTTAAGCAAGATCGTAAATTCAGCTTATTTAGTGAGCCGGACGTGAGTTACAGCTACCTAGGAGTCAAAAATACGGCTTCTAGCCTGCTTACCAAGTTTGGGCAGCAGCTTACTTTTACCCGCACCGCAAATAGCACTTACGATCCAAATACCGGAACTTCGACTACATCAAGTTCTACTTATACGAAATACGCCTGCGCGTTTGATTACACAGATCGCGAAAGGGCTGAAGGAACCATTCAGACTGGGGATCGTAGACTGCTGGCAGAAGGCCATACTTACGCAGTTGATGATTCCGTCTCACTGAATGGCGAGACTTGGAGAATCGTCTCCATTTCCAATATCCAACCGGGCGACACTGTTGTTGCCTGTAACTTGCAGATACGGAAATGAGCTTCTCAGATCAAGTCAATGACGCAACCCTAAATATGAAGGGTCTGATGATGGATCAGATCAAGGTTGCGCTACAAATCATGTCCAACAGGATTATTGACCAAAGCCCTGTAGATACAGGCAAATTCAGAAATAACTGGATTGGCTCAATCAATGTTCCTGTGACCACAAAAAAAGATACTGTGGATAAGTCTGGCAATAGAGCAAAAGCATCGGTTGCTACTTCTCTAGAGAAACTCAAGCCCGGAGATGTCTGGTATTTGAGAAATAATCAGCCTTATGGTGTTCGCTTGGAATATGAAGGCTGGTCTAGGCAGGCCCCTAATGGGTTCCTTCGCCTGAATGTGGCGAGAACCGCTAGAGAACTATCCGCTGGATTTACTACCCTCAAGGGCAGAACCTAATGAGTACGCATTTCAACGATATTCAGGCTGCACTTGATAACCAGTTATCCACAATAACTGGCTCTACACCTATCGCTTGGCCGAATATTCCGTATTCGCCAACAGTAGGCACTACTTATTTCCGTCCCTTGTTTTTGCCCGGAGATACGATTCAGGCAAGTCTTGGAGATTCTGGTAAGGACGATACATTCGGCATATACCAGATTGATGTTGTTTATAAGGCTGGAACAGGCCGATCAGCATTAACGGATACGGTCGCTGACCATTTCAGCAGAGGTACGGTTTGCTCTTATAATGGGGTCAATGTAAGGGTTAGATCAGTTTCCATTGGCCCTATGATTCAGGATGAGGCTTGGGTTTTTGTGCCAGTCTCTATCTCTTGGCAGACTTTTACACCCGCGAGGTAAAGAAAAATGGCAATCGCAAATGGCGCACAGCATTCCCTGCATTTCGTAGCTGAATCCACCTACGGAACAACTCCATCCACTCCGACTTGGACTCCATTCCCGCATACCGGAACCAATCTGGCCCTATCTAAGGATGCCATTGAATCCGAGAAGCTGCGTGGAGATCGTCAGGTTGAAGATTTCCGTCATGGAAATAAATCCATTGGCGGCGATGTAAATGCTGAATTGGAATATGCAGCATTCGACGACATCATTCAGGCCGTTATGTGCGGTACTTGGGCTACTGACGTACTCAAGACCGGCACAACTCGCCGTAGCTTCACTCTGGAGCGTAAATTCGCTGATTTGGCGACTCCTGAATATCACCGCTATACCGGCTGTGAATTCAACACCATGAATCTGTCGGTTAGCCCGAACAGCATGGTAACGGCTACCTTTGGCGTAGTTGGCAAGGATTTGGCTCTTGCGACATCTGCTGTCGCGTCCAGCACCTATTCAGCAGACGTAGGTAATTCCCCATTTGACAGCTTTACTGGCTCTATTACGGAAGGTGGTTCTTCAATCGCTACCGTAACCAGCATTGAAATGTCATTGGAAAATGGTCTGGAGCCGCTGTTCTCAGTAGGCAGTTCAACTACCAACCGCCCGTCCATCGGCAAAAGCCGTGTAACTGGCACTTTGACCACTTACTTCGAAAGCAAGTCTTTGTACGAGAAGTTTATTAATGAAACTTCTTCTTCCATCGTACTGACATTGACAGACGTAGATGGCAATAGCTATGAAATCGACATCCCGAACGTTAAGTACAACTCAGGCCAGCCTGACGTATCTGGCGAAGGTGCTGTAACCGTAGCAATGGAATTTGTAGGCCTGTATTCGTCTTCTGACGCTTCACAGCTTGTAATTACCCGCACTGACGCATAAGGAGCAACATGGAGCTCAAGACGCTGAGTACCGCTGAAACCCACTCCGCAGGAGCGGAATGCAACATCTTGTCGCCTATTGATGGCACTCCTACCGATGTCTTCATCACGATCCGTGGTGCTGATTCAAAGGAATGGAGGGCCACCAAGAAACGCCAGACCACCAAGATCCTTGAGGCTAAAGCGGCAGGGAAAATGGATGCTCTGGACTATGACGCGATGGATGTAGATGCGCTTGTAGAAGCTACGATTGGCTGGAGAGGCCTCACCAAGGATGGTGAAGACTTCCCATTCTCTGAAGAGAACGCCAAATCCCTCTACAGCACTGCGCCTTCAGTGGTAAATCAGCTTCTTGAGTTCCTAACTGACCGAGCAAATTTTACCAACGGCTGATTGATGACTTCGTAAGATATGGGCGTTGGGCATACTGGATTAATGGGTATGCAGAAGGGTCAAAAATCAGCCGATATGAGGCTCTGAGACAAGTTGAGAAAAGCAGAGGGGTTCCTCCTAAAGAACTAGAGAATGCCCCAAAACTTTCGGCAGAGCATAATGATGTTTGGGAGGCGTATATTGCTCTTAGCTTACACACCTATGCGGAGTTGGAAAGCTACATAAGGGTTACGGGGATCAATCTTTCCGGATGGGAAATTGAGGCCATAATGACCTTAGCAAGATTTAAGGATAGGGAACCAAAATGGCCGATATAGCAACCCTTCAAATTCAAGTCGATACCAGCCATGTTGAGAAAGCCAGCAAGGTTCTCTCATTGCTTGCAGATCAGGCAAAGAAAGCTGAATTTAGCACTGACGGATTAAGCAAGAAGCAAAAGGTTCTTGTAGATCAGCTAAAAAGACTTGAGGCACAAACAACCCTTTCTGCCGATGAAATGCGGCTTTATGATCTTGCTGTAAAAGGCGCAACGCAAGCACAGCTACAGCAAGCAGCAGCCTCATTAAATCAACAAAAGGCCATATCAGGTGTTGCCGCAGTTGCCGCATCTGGTCGCGGCGCATTCCGGGCCATGCGAGGCTCTGTCCAGCAATTAGGCTATCAGGTTCAAGATATTGCCGTACAGCTACAGGCTGGCACTAGCGCAATTACCGTATTTACTCAGCAGGGTTCTCAGATTGCAGCATTATTTGGGCCGGGTGGCGCAGTATTTGGTGCTGTTCTCGCTATTGCTGGTGCTATTACTGGCGCATTAATTGGATCATTAAGGGCAAGCACAGAAGAACTCAAGAATATGACGGATGAGGTTGATCGCCTCATAAAGAAAAGCGCACAACTCAGCGAAGAACAAAGATTATCTGAAGCGTATAAATTGCGCGATAAATTCAATGAATCATTGAATCGAGAAAGAGAAGCAAGATCAAAACTCTACGGAATAGAGAAAAAGATTGCGGAACAAAAGAGAGCAGGGATTGCTATTTCTGCCGAAGATGAAAGGGCAAGGATTGATGCAATTGCAGCTATGCAAAGCGAACAAGATCTTCAGGATGATCTTGAGCGTGGCTATTTTTTCCTGAAAGAGGGAAGAACTCTTCTTACTGATGAGCAAGAAAGAGCAATTCAAAAAGGCACTCGTTACATAGAGAAACTTCAGCAAGAAGCAGAAGCAGCAGGAAAATCTGCTATTGAAGTCCGTAGGCTTCGCTTTGAACAAATGGAACTTGCCAAAACTTTTGGCCCTCTAGTTGCTGCTCAGGCGGAAGCAAATCTACTTAAAATTGAACAAGCAGAAGCAGAAGAAGCAATGGCAAAAGAAGCCATTGACAGAGAAAAGCGGAAACAAAGAGCCATTCTTGACGCTCAAAAAGAGGCCGAAAATCAACGTAAACAGTTTGAGAAAGACAAACTTGAAGATCAACGTATTGTCAATCAGGGACTTCTCAGTCTTGAGGACAATTTGCTCAAGAACAAGACTGACAAGCAGAAGGCAGGCTATCGTTTAGCTGTAAACCTTCTCGATCAGGAAAAAAGAGAGCGAGCAGTAAATATTGTCTCCACCTCTTACGAGGCGGCTATGAAGGCATATGCGGCCTTAGCTGGAGTTCCAATTATTGGCCCTGCTCTTGGCGCTGCTGCTGCTGCTACTGTGATTGCTGCTGGCGTTAGTTTTGCTGCCCAATCTCTAGCGGGACGAGCATTAGGTGGTCAGGTGCGGGCTGGCGAATCCTATGTTGTTGGTGAACGCGGCCCAGAAATCCTCACAATGGGTACATCTGGTCGCGTAACGCCAAACGATAAGATTCAAACTTCTCAGACCGAGGTTTCTAAGAACGTAAATGTATCCTTCCAAATTAGTACTGTAGACGCTACTGGATTTGATACATTGCTTCAGTCCCGCAGGGGACAGATTATCGGAATCATTAATACGGCCCTGAATGAGCGTGGGAGGCCAGCACTAGCATGAGTTATCCAACATCGCCTGAATTCAAGGCAATTAACGTAACCAGCAAACACTTTAACTTGGTATCAGAAACGGTATCAGGAAAGGTTCAGGTTCGCGCTCTGGGAGGCCAGAAATGGGCATTTACGGCCAAATACAATCCAATGACCCGGGCTGAATTCATGCCTGTATATGCGTTTGTGATGGCCCTCCAAGGCCGCTATGGAACATTTACGATTGTCCCTCCGGTAATTAGCAGCACAAGAGGAACCGCCACTGGGACGGTAACGGTCAATGGCGCACATACGGCAGGAGATGCAACGATTGCAATTACTGGCTTGACTGGGACTCTAAAAGCCGGAGATTTCATCAAATTCTCCACCCATGACAAGGCATACATGGTAACGGCGGATCTAACTGGATCGGGGACTGTTTCCATTGAACCGGGGATTGTCGTCAATGTGGCTAGCGGCTCTGGAGTGACCTATAACAGCGTTCCATTCAAAATGCGCTTGGCAAATGACGTTCAGGAATACAGCCTATCCGCTAATGAGTATTACGAGTATGAGATCGACATGGAGGAAGTTCTCTAATGTCTCGATCCATCAATGCCTCTACCTTAGCCGAGATCGAGAAAGATGCGGTCAAGATGTCGCATCTGCTGGAATTGCACCTCTCAACTAGCGTATACCTGACGGATGCTGGGTTTGACATTTCCTACGGCGGGAACACCTATACGGCCTCCAGCCACCTCCTAGAAATCGGGACAGTCAACGAATCCTCGGATGTCCGAGTTGGAACCCTGTCTGTAACGCTCTCAGGGGTCGAACAAACCTTCACAGCGGCCTTTCTAGGGTCTGCCTACATCAACAAGCAAGCGATCCTTTACAGGGCGTTTCTGGACGCTTCAGGGGCCATTATTGGCACACCGATTTTGGTCTATGACGGCAGGATTGATGGCTATGACCTGAACGAAGGCAAAAATGATTCACGGATCACCGTAGATATTGCCTCCCATTGGTCGGATTTCGAGAAGAAATCAGGACGCTATACCAACCCCAATTCACAGTCTCTATTCTTTACCGGGGACAAGGGCTTTGATTTTGCGGCAAATTCAGTAAAAGATCTGAAATGGGGTAGGAAATAATGGGTCTATTTAGCAAGATTTTTGACTTTGTTGGGGATGTTTTTGGCGAAGTCGTATCATGGTTTGTTGATATTCCAGACCCTCCTCAGTACGAGGATAAGTCACAAGGAACACTGCTCAACAAGGAAAGCAATCTTGCTCAGATTCCTGTTGTATATGGCGTTCGAAAAGTAGGCGGCACTCGCGTATTTGTCGAAACCTCTGGATCAGACAATGAATACCTGTATATCTGCCTCGTTCTGTGTGAAGGCGAAATCCAAGCCATCGGCGATGTGTACATCAATGACACAATCAGTACAGATTCTAAATTTTCTGGCCTTGTCCTCATTGATAAAAAATTAGGTACAGACACTCAAACTGCCAGTACAGTTTTGACGCCAGCACCAAGCTGGACTACGGATCATCGTTTGCGCGGCATTGCTTATCTTGGCCTACGCTTTAAGTGGGATCGGGATGTGTTTGGCTCTATTCCTGATGTGACTGCGGTAGTTAGCGGGAAGAAAGTATATGACCCAAGAAATGGAGCAATGGATAAAGACACCCTATCAACATGGGCCGTTAGCACAAATCCAGCCGTATGCTTGTTGGATTATCTTCGAAATTCACGATATGGAAAAGGACTGCCAGATTCTTCATTTGAATCTGGATTTACTTCTTTTCAGTCTGCGGCAGATGTATGTGAATATGAAGTTGATGAATATTCTGGAAGCGGAAACAATATTCAATTGTTTAATTGCAATGCTGTTATAGATGTAAGTAAAAATGTCATCGACAATGTAAAGGAATTGCTGTCTGGGATGCAAGGATTGCTTACATATTCTCAGGGCAAATACAGACTTGTTGTTGAAGATGAAATTCCGGCAGGATTTACTCCATTTAATTTTAATGTAGATAACATCCTTGGAGGAATCACGATCAACGGTGAACGCAAGCGTGAGCGTTTCAATCGAGTCATTGCAACCTTTGCGAATCCAGAAAAGAACTGGCAGCAGGATCAGATTGAGTACCCGGAAGCAGGATCAGCAGAATATACAAGTCTACTTGCAGAGGATGGAGGATTTGAATTAGAAAAAAGGGCATCACTCCCAACAATTACAAATCAGTATCAGGCAAGAAACATTGCAAATACCATTCTTAACAAATCAAGGAATGGGATTCGCTGTTCATTTCTGTGTACAGTAGAGGCTTTGCAGGTAGATGTTGGCGACATTGTTTCTGTTACCCATCCATCACCGGGCTGGACAGCAAAGCCATTTCGAATAACTGGCCTTTCCCTGCAAAGCGATGGCAATGTTGGGGTTACATTGCTAGAACATCAGGATAGTTCTTTTGCTTGGTATTCTGGGGCAAGCGTTCCTGATTATCCAGATACCACTCTCCCAGATCCATTTACGATTGCATCAGTTAATGAGTCTACGATCTCTGTTGCTAGTTCAGAAGCCATTAATGACAATGGAAGCTCTACACAGCGTTTCAGCATCAATTGGACTGAGCCAACGGATAGCTTTATTACAGAATATATTGTTCAGTTAAAAAAAGACGGTACGGCTGATTGGAACTTTGAATCAAGAACCAATGCTCCTCCTTTGTTGATTTCTGGAATTGAATCAGGCGCATCATACAATCTTCGCATTAAATCAGTAAATGCGATTGGGGCAACATCACCGTGGGTTGAATATGTTGATGAGTATGATGTTCTTATTGCTGTAACAGCAGACAATCTAACCACTACTGCTGGCGGCGGAAATACCACTTATTACCAAGACGCAGAACCAACTGGAGGAGATTACACCGAAGGTGATCTTTGGTTTGATACCAATGATAACAACAAGATTTATCGTTATAGTGGAGCTAGTTGGGTAGCGGCATCTGGCAATTTGATTAATACAACAGTCAGCACAGGACTTTCTGATATTTCAGCAAACGCAGGAACTATCACCAATGGCACTTTTCAGGTTGGCGCAGGAGGCGTGAATATTCAATCCGCAGCAAGTGGTTCTCGCATTACTATTTCATCCAGCAAGATGGAAGTTTATGATGGCACAACACTTCGCGTGAAGATTGGAGATCTTTCCTAATGGCTTACGGATTTGAAATATATGATGCCAAAGGAACAATAGATGATTCTGTTATCGGAATAACACTAATTGGCACTGACTCCATCAGCGGGGAAGGAAATTTTATTTATACATTTCCATTAGAAAACCCTGTTGATTATTTATACATTACGCAATTTGAAATTACTGATGCACCGACATCTGACACGATTGAGCCGGAATGGCATCTAAATAATGTATATGCAGGAACATTAGACGCGCCCCAAACAATAACAAACACATCAGGGGTATGCTTGATAAGCGGTGACTATAATGGCTCTTACACAACAGAATCATCATGCACTTCTGCTGGGGGAGTTTGGGATACAACAACACCATACTTTGCTGTTTTCACAGGGAATGTTTCATATTCTCAAGTAGGCAAACAAGAAGTTGATGGCTGTCTTTCTTCTGGTAATTCTTATACAAACTTGAAAGCAAACACAGACTTAACATTATATTTTTATGCTGTTGGATTGATCTAATGCCGCACGGAATATATTTGAATAACCAAAACGGCAAAAGAGTAATTGGCTCTGATACTGTTGCGCCAAGGTTTATTGGAAAGCACACAAGATCGGCGCTAGATATTGTGAGCAATTACGGGGACTTTATTGTTTATCCGATAACATCTCCCGGAAAGCCAGTTTGCTTTTTACATATTCCTAGCGGATATGCTGCATCTATCAATAGAATCGTACAAAAAACATCAACAACATATGACATATATGTTTATATTCCGAATCAAATAAATTCAGGATTAACATATAGCGATATTACGCTATATGTGTTTAGTGACAAAAATTATGCAACATCATCTGGATATGGAATTCAAGTTTTCAAAAAAGATAGTGAAGTTGCGTTTGACTCAGGCTATGGTCATGCGAGGATGCTTTTATTTCAGGAATTTTCTAGTCCATCCGGAACTGGATCGTATCAATTAACTGGCGGAGCGACTTGGGCTGGCCTTGGAATATCCAAACCAGCATTCATGAGCTATCAAGGCGGCAAAGGATTTTTATTTTATCAATATCAAAGACCAAGCTTATTTCAATTAAAGTTTTGGCACTATTACGCAAGACAAACTATTTATTATGCCAACGATGGCTTAACTTGGGGTTTTTGGCTTGCAAAGCAGATTGGAACGAACACAACAGAAAGCGACGCAAGAGCAGCTATGATTGTCGGTAATTATGGATATACAACTCATAGTATTTTTAATGATTGCGTATCATGTTCATATTGCTCAGTAACAAATCTTATGAATGATTACTATGGAACTGTGAGTTGGGTAAACTGGGCAAGTTTATATAGCACTTCTAGCGTTTTTGTAATCAATGGATCAGATTATGACTGAAAAAATCGCATTGACGGTTGATGAAATTTTGCAAAAACAGCAAGAAGTGTTGGGTCAATTTCGCAAAAATTTTGGGGAAGATGTAGCGATGGATGATTCGATTACAATAGCCCAAATTGAAGAACAACAGGAGCAAGATCATGTTTTACCTAGTCCAGAGTGATGTCGGCACACAGATCAAAGCAACCATTACTCGCGAAGATGATGGTACTGCTGTTGATTTTAGTGATGCCACTGTCCGTCTAAAGTTCCGCAAGAAAGGATCTACAACGACTCTTTTTACCTTGACCAGTGTTGCTGTTGGTGACGACCTATCCGAGGGCGTTGCTATCTTTGCTTTTGGCTCTGGCGATCTCGACCTTGACCCCGGTTACTATGAGGGTGAGATTGAGGCTACCTTTACCGGCGGCAACATTGAATCCGTTTATGAAGTATTAGAATTCTTTGTTCGTGAGGATTTCTAGTGTTTTCTAGCAATGCCATCAATCGTTTGATTGCAGCCGCAGCCTCTACAAGGCTAAAGGCTGCTAATACCTCAAACCGACTAAAGGCAGAGGTACTGAAAGGGCTGTTCTTGCTCTTTAAGTCAATCAGCGATTCTGTGGCCGCTAGTGAAGCTGTGCAGCGTCTTTTCGGCAAGTATTTATCTGACAGTACATCTACTAGCGATCTAGCCGCCAAGTCCGTAGGAAAGGCTGTAGAGGACTCTATATCAGCAACCGATGATGTAAATGGCGCGGCTGATGTGGACGATCAGCAATATATGCACTTTTTCAAGAGCGTATCCAATATCTCGTCCGCCACGGATTCGGCTAATTTTTCTTATTCGGCATCCAAAGCTGATTCAGCGAATGCTTCTGAATCCACATCAATCTCAACTTTATTAGCGAAATCTGACTTAGCTTCTATCTCTGAGTTCATCGCAAAAGGAATGAGCATCCGAATCGGGGATGACACCGATCAGGATTATGTGACGGATGGCTATTTCTTCGAGGACTATGTTGAAGGGCCGGCTACCGAAATCCTAGATGCCGATGATTCTGCGGCAATTACCCTTTCCAAGGCTTTTGCGGATAGCTGGACAGCGGCGGATAGTTTTGCTCGGTCGGTAGCGTTCTCTAGGGCGTTCTCAGAAACCGTTTATGTGACGGATGACATCAACGGAGAGGCGGATGTAGATGACCAGCAGAATATCCAATTCTTCAAGAATCTGACAAACCTTGCGGGGACAGCGGATTTAGCCAGCCTCTCCTATGCCACCAGCAAGGCTGATTCTGGGGCTGTAGCGGACTCCAATGTAATTGCATTTTCCAAGCCTGTTAGCGACTCTGGGGCTGCTACGGATGCCGAAACAAAGGCTGTCGGGAAAAGCGTTTCCGATTCTGGGAATGTGTCAGAGGCCAAGATTTTGGCCTTCCAATCTGTCAAATCTGATGGTATGCAAACCTCGGATCAGACTATAAAATCAACTGGTATTGTTCGCAGCGATTCCGCCGGATGCTCCGACAGCGGTACGCTGCTAAATCAGGACTATGTAAATAGTGTTGATTACTTTGCAGATGACTATGTTGGGGCAAAACGCGCTTTATAAGGAATTGACATGATTAAAGACGCTATGAAGGCCAAGGGCCGTTTGAACATCGTTCTCAAGGACGAAACTGGTGCGGTAAAGGAAAGCCGCGAGATTGATAATCTAGTTGTGGCTACCGGCCTGACTTTCATCTGTTCGCGAATGAAAGATGCCACCGCAACAGCCATGACCCACATGGCCGTAGGTACTGGCACGACCGCTGCTGCTTCTGGAGATACCGCATTAGGTTCTGAATCCCATCGTGAGGCTTTGGATAGCACTACCGCATCATCCAACACCATTACCTATGTTTCGTCCTTTGAAGCTGGCGAAGGCACTGGCGCACTGACCGAAGCTGGTATTTTCAACGCAGCTTCTGCTGGAACCATGCTTTGCCGTACTGTGTTCGATGTAGTGAACAAGGGTGCAAATGACACCATGAGCA